GCGCGTGTCGAACATGAGGGGTTGTCGTTTTTGACGATAACCCTACCTGACCTTGGTAAGTCATTCCAAAGGTGGCTTGACTTAGGTCGGGTGGCTAGCCACCCCTCGTTCTTGACAGAACGAGGGGGAAGTCTCCCCCGATTCCTCGGAGGTTTCTTCAGCCGTGTGTTCGACCGGAGTAGTGGCTTGTTACTTGACGAGCCTTGTACGGACTCTATCTTAGCCATTCGTCAACTCACGTTGATGTTTGGTAAGATTGAGCTTGAGTGCAGCGATGCACGAAAGCTACAGTCCGTCAGGAACTACGTCAAGTGTGAGCAGGAAGTCCGCTTGTCCGACAAAGAACTCAGTAAGAGAGATCTTGCTGAGTTCGTTCGTATGTCTGACATGCTCTTCGGTCGTTTGTTCACCAAGGTAGATAGAGATATCTACATCGGTAACTACGTACCGAGGCACGGCCCAGGCTCTACCGCAGATGGACTTAAGGGAAACCAAAAGTTCCATCAGGTAGTCTGGACTGAGCGTCTTGAAAACGCTGGCCTCGCGGCCGGCGAGAATCTCCTTCCCAACTGGCGTAACTACGCTGAGTTGGCTGGAGTTGACTTCCTCGAACCTGGTTCGGAGGTACCTGTAAAGGTTACCCTCGTTCCTAAGACGCTGAAGACCCCGCGAGTAATCGCCATGGAGCCGACCTGTATGCAATATATGCAACAGGCCGTACTTCATCGATTGCTTGCGCACCTCTATCAGGATAACTTCCTGTCGAGGGTTATCGGCTTTGATGACCAGACTCCTAACCAGGAGCTTGCTCGTCAAGGATCGGCTAATAACCGAACAGCTACACTCGATCTGAGTGATGCTTCCGATAGAGTCTCCAACCAGCTCGTACGGTCCATGTTTCATCGTTGGCCCCACTTGTCAGGGGCTATCGATGCTACACGTTCTAGACGGGCTGAGCTTCCGTCAGGAGAAGTGATTCGCCTGGCGAAGTTTGCGTCAATGGGTTCGGCACTTTGCTTCCCTATTGAAGCGATGGTTTTCACAACATTGATCTTCATGGGGATTCAGAGATCGTCTAACACGCCACTTTCCCTCAAACACCTGAAAAGGTATGAGGGCTCGGTGCGTGTCTTTGGGGACGACTTGATTGTTCCCAGAGACAATGTTACCTCCGTTGTTCGTGTGCTTGAGCATTTTGGTGCTCGAGTAGGAACGAGCAAGTCTTTCTGGACTGGAAAGTTCAGAGAGTCTTGTGGCAAGGAGTACTTTAATGGGCACGATGTTAGTATAACACGTGTCCGGCAAGCGTTCCCTGCACAACGGCAGGACGTTAGCGAGGTTGTATCTCTAGTCTCTCTCCGGAACCAACTCTATATGAGTGGTTACTGGAAGACTGTGAGATGGATCGATGGAATTCTAGAGAGGTTATTGACACACTTCCCTACCATCGGTCCTCACTCTTCGCTGCTGGGCAGGGTAAGTTTTCTTGCCAACAATGCGAAAGCATTTGCTGGTTCGAGACTTCACCCACGCCATCAAAGCCCCGTAGTTAAGGGCTTTGTAGTGATGGCCAAACCCCCGAGAGATCCTCTCGATGGGACTGGTGCCCTGCTTAAGTGTTTGCTTAAGCTGGACTCGGGTAGTAGTTTAAGGAGTTCAATCTCCTGCTACCCATCCAGTGCTACCAACTACGAGCTTAATGCTCCTAGTTTGGTTCCGTTGGAGGTAAAATCTCCAATGGTCTCAGGCGACCACTTAGAACGCTCTGGGCGTCCCAAGTCGCTTAGCATGAAACTTGGGTGGAGATCACCCCTCTAAGGGAGTGGTCGGGCCAGC